TCTTATCGCGACGATCTGGTCGATCTGGGTCGTGACGAAGACGGTTCAGTTATCGTGGGTCGTTCGTTTTACGTAGTAGCAGAAGACGAAGCCGGTCATCGTTGGGCGCACGCTCATTCGTTTCTGGATCATGCCGAGCGTTACGATGCCGAGGAAGGCCTTCATTATTGGGCGCGTCGTTGGGACAACGAAGCTGAAGACGCAGTCGCCGCTCTTCTGGCTCGTATCGAAGCCGCTGTGGCCGCCGGTCGTCGTCTGGACGCCGCTCATTGGGTCGAGGTCGATCCGGCGTATGGCTCGGCTGCTTATCAGGATTTGGCCGCCGTCGGTTACTTCGCCGCTCGTGAGCGTCACGAGGCTCGCGAAGCAGGCGAAGCGGTCCCCTTCGATCAGCTTTGCGATTATCATTTTGCGTGAGGCGCGTGGGGGCTTCGGCCCCCACCAACTTGGAGACACCGACATGACCATCAACAAAAACTACAAAGACCGGACGATCAGTTTCGAGTGCGATACCTGTGGAGACGAGTATGAGGCCGACGGCCTCAACTTCTACGACGCCTACGATGACTACAAGCAAAACGGCGGCATCGCGCGCCTTGTCGGCGGGGATTGGGAGCACACCTGCGAGAACTGTAAGTGACCTTCACCCCTCACGACTACCAGCAGGAGGCAATGGCGCACCTGTACAACGTGCGCCGGAGCGCCCTGTGGATGCCCATGGGCGGCGGGAAGACCGTCAGCACCCTGACGGCGCTGGACAACCTGTCCCTCGTCGAGGACGTGTTCCCCGCGCTGGTGCTGGCCCCTCTGCGCGTCGCCCGGTCGACGTGGCCGGACGAGGTCGCCAAGTGGCCGCACCTGTCCCACCTGCGCGTGTCCGTCGTCACCGGCACGCCGAAGCAGCGGCAGGCGGCGCTCGACGTCCCGGCCGACATCTACACAACGAACTACGACAACCTTGTGTGGCTCCGGGAGGCGCTGGGCGACGCATGGCCGTTCCGAACGGTCGTCGCCGACGAGTTCACGCGGCTGAAGTCTTTCCGCATCAGGCAGGGCGGCTCACGCGCCCGGGCGCTGGGGCAGGTGGCACACACGCACGTCGGCCGCTTCATCGGCCTGACGGGCACGCCGGCACCGAACGGCGTCAAGGATCTGTGGGGCCAGATCTGGTTCCTCGACAAGGGCGAGCGGCTGGGCCGCACGTTCAGTGCCTTCGTGTCTCGCTGGTTCTTCAAGGGCCGCGACGGGTTCAGCCTCATCCCCTACGAACACGCGCAGAGAGAGGTCGAGGAGCGGCTGCGCGACATCTGCCTGACCGTGCGCGGCCTGCCGGTCGACAAGCCCATCACCAGCCCGATCTACATCGACCTGCCGCCGGCAGCGCGCCGCGCGTATGACGAGATGGAGGAGGAGATGTACACGATCCTCAACAGAGAGGGCGTCGAGGCGGCCAACGCCGCCGTGCGGACGCAGAAGTGCCTGCAGCTCGCCAACGGTGCGATGTACACCGATGAGTACGGCAACTGGCAGGCCGTGCACGACGCGAAGCTGGACGCGCTTGAGAGCGTCATTGAGGAGGCGAATGGCGCCCCCGTCTTGGTGGCCTATAACTTCAAGCACGATCTGGAGCGCCTGCGGGGCCGGTTCCGTCAGGGCCGAATGTTGGACGCCGACCCGCAGACGATCAGGGACTGGAACGCCGGCCGGATCTCGATCCTCTTCGCACACCCGGCGTCGGCAGGACACGGGCTGAACCTCGCCGACGGCGGCAACATCCTCGCCTTCTACGGGGTCAACTGGAACCTTGAGGAGCACATGCAGATCATCGAGCGGATCGGCCCGATGCGTCAGAAGCAGGCCGGGTACGACAGGCCGGTGTTCATCTACCCGATCCTCGCCCGCCACACGGTCGATGATCTCGTCATGGACCGCCTGTCGTCGAAGAAGAGCATTCAAGAAATCTTATTGGAAGCGATGAAGAGGAAAGCGAAATGAATTACCAGTGTGGCATATGCGACGCGTTTTACTGGGATCTGGCCGGCGCCGAGGCCGATGCGGCGCTCGCCAAGCTGACCGGTGGCAGCTCTGACTATTACAAGGTGCGCGTCGAGAGGCCGACGTCCGGCGGCGAGCCGTACATGGCAGAGTGCAACGACATCATCGAGGCGTTGTGCATGGAGTACGACGTGGCGAATGCGTTCAAGGCGGCGTGGCGCGTGGCCGCGCTACGTCAAGGTCACGGCAAGCCGGGGCAGGACAGCGCGCGGTACGACGGCGAGAAGATCGTGTTTTTTGGGCAGCGAATTGTGGAACGGGAGAACGGGAAGTGAGTGAATACGAATGCTACGAGCGCGTGCTGCGCGAGTTGGGGCTTCCGCGAACACGGGAAAACTATCTCTACGTGCTGTACGACGGCAACCTACCCGAGGACTGGGACGAAGAAGCCGAGGAGCAGTTGCCCCCCGACCTCCGCATCATTTGACCTGAAACATCCTGCGCACAGGCTTGCCGAGTAACTCCGCGATCTTGTACCGAGCGTCATCTGGCGAGCTAGAAGTGCGCCAGATGTCCGAGACGGCTTGTTTCAATTCTGCTGTTTTCTTGTTTTGACCCCACAAATCTCTAACACCTTCCCACGTTGCTGATTGCACTTCGCGGGGTGCGCTGAAGCCCATCTCCCTCGCGGCCAGAGTGTGCATGTCGGACAAGGGGCCATAAAGCCCTTTTGAGCCGGTGACTGCGCTGTCGGCAGCGCCGGGTGCGCCACCAGCACCGGGGCCAAGACCCATACCTCGGTACACAATGGGGTCGTCACCACCGCCGGGAAACAGGCTGGCGGCCCCCGCGCTGTGCGTGTCAATCGTTGAGATTGGCGCTTCGCTATAGGGATTGGCGATGTTGTTGTAGAATGACGGAACTTTGCCGCCACCCAAAAGTTGCGAGTTGATGCTCTCGATGGATGGGTTATCCATGATGCTCAACGCTTTGGAAATGACATCGCCGCTACCCCATGTGATGTTGCTGTACGGGTCGCCATACTCGCCGGACAGGTTGATGCGGTTTACCATCGGGTCGTTTCGCGTCGCGTCGGCGAGGGAAACGCGCGCAAACTTGGCAAACTTGTCGGGCAGTTCTTCGTAAGGCATCGCCGCAATTCTTGCGGCGTAGTCCGGCCCGAGTTTCGCAATGGCGCCCGGGGTTTTCATGTTTGCAATTCGGTTTTCGATGTACCGGCGCGCTTCTTGCGGATCGACAGAAAAGCGATCTTTGTACATGTCCATGAGGCGATCAAGTCTGCCGACATTGATGTCCCACGGGGTTTGCGGCGATGTTACCGCAGCCACGCCGTACCCGGCTTCTGGCGGAAGCCCCGCGCGTGCTGCCGCTCTTTCAGAGACAAGTTTTGCCGTGGGGTACCAGCCGCGAGCTGCTTCAACTTTTTCAGCCGGCATCAAGTCGTTCATGATGAACTTGAGATTGTCCGCGCCTCGGCGAAGGCTTTCCGCGTAAATGGTTTCGGGGTCCAGCCCTTCAGTTCCGCGCATGAACGGTTCTTCGGAGAGCATCCGCATGTTGGTGCCAAATGCCTTTGGCGCAGCCCGCAACGCTTCCCCGCTTTGAATAAGGAGCTGCTCGTCAGGGTTTCCTGAGACACCGTAGTTGGGCGGAGTGGGGCGCCGCGTGCTTACCATGTGCGGGCTTTCGGCTCCGGCGAGTTGTGCTCGGGTCCGAACAGCCAGAGGTGCCTTGGCGCGTGCGGCTGCCTTGGCCACCGGCGCAGCCGCCTTAGCAGCGCGTGCCGCTGGCTTGGCAACCTTCGCGGCAGCCTCCACCAACTTAGCGGCCTCCTCGGCCTTCTTTGCCGCTTTGGCGGCCTTTACGGCGAAGCTCATGATACCCATTACCGGACACTCATTGGATGGCGGGAGAAACAGCGATCCGCAGACACGCGGCCGCCGACGGCGTAGCCCTCGAAATGGCGCTGGAACTGTTGCCAAGCATCGTCGTCTAACCCCTGCGCGCCCGGAAATCCGTGCGCGTTAAAATCGTATGATTTGTAAGCCTCGTCCAACCTGTTGTCGTCGATGACCTGCTGGTAATTCTCGCGCGTGATGTAGCGCCCGTCGGGCAGCTTCACCAAGCCGGTGTTGCGCAGATCGCCGACGTTGCCCCACTTCTGGCCCTTCACGAAGTCCTGCACAAACGGCAGGTAGTCGTCCTTCGGCGCGCGGTTCTGCTTGCCCTTGATCTGGACGATGTCTTGGCTGGAGTACTCAACAGGGGGCAAGCCCCTTTCGCGCAACCACGCATCACTGAGCGCGAGTGTGTCTACGCCCCTTGTGTTGACGCGTTTGATGTAATTCTGCCACTCCGGCAGAACGCCGAGCTGCCGAAGATGTTCAACTGCAGCCGTGGGTTTATGCACGGGAGACGTCTCAATCGTCACGTGCGGCTCGCCCTTGGCGTCGCGCAGCGAGAAGATGCGCGACTTGCCGGACGCGACCTCGTCGCAGTAGCCGCCGACGCAGTGACCCATGGTGTCACCCTCGTACTTGAGCGCGTCCTGCAAGCTGGGGTGAAAACTCTGGGTGTCACCAGTGTTATCGTTATAAAAGCCCTTGCCGTCCGGCAACCAGCCTTCTGGGAGAGGCGCATCCTCTCCCGGTGTCTTCAGCTCCGTCCAGCGCAGCCCCATCGGATTGTTCTCGGTGTACTCCTTGAACGTCTGCACGGCCGGGTTGCTGGCGCTGCTCAACGCGGCGCGCTCCATCTCCTTGGCGCGGTACTGGTTGATCTTGCCGACCTGCTCCACGGCCTGCGGGAACGTCATGCGGCCGAGGCTCTCCGGTCGTACGGCGAGGTCGAGCGGGATGCCAGAGGCTTCGGGGTTCAAGGCGTTAAGGAACTCGTCTGTGAAGTGCGTGAGATCCAGACCGCCACCACCGATGCCGTAAATCTTGTCCGTCACCGGCAGCTTTGCGAGCCACGGCATCGACAGCATAGCGTTGGCGCGCAAGTCGTCTCCCGCGCCGGGCATGCCACCCTTCGGGTTGCGGGGCAGTAAGACACTGCCGATGGTATCTTCCTGCAAAATGTCGTTGACTGTCTGCTGCCAGCGTTCCGGCGTCATCTCAGGATCGTAGTGCATCCCGCGCTCGGCGAGTGCACGCAGCGGGTCGTCCGGCGATCCAAACTCGTTCTTGTAGTATTTGGTCATCGCCCTTTCGAGCCACGCCGCCGCCGGGCTGTTGTTAGCGACGCGCCCACCCACAACACCTTGCTCCTCGGGAACCCAACCCGACAGTTCAAAGTCCAAAGCGTGAGTGCGAGCGGCGGCTTCCGGTGAGTAGTTCGCCCCGTCAAAATCTTTGATGGCCCACCACTGACCGCCGCGCGGCTTGGCGGCACCCGGCGGGAGACCGGGGCCGGGCGCCGGCAGCGCCAGCATCCTCTCCGGCGCGGGCAGTGCGAGCATGCCCTGCGGCATAGGTGCCACGTCCTCAACGGCGGCAGCGAGGGGAGCCGCCCGCCGACCGCGCACGGCCCTGCCGGCCAGCGCACCGGCACCCTCCAGCGCCCTTACGGCCATCTTGCCGGGCACGGGTGCCACCATCATGGCAGCCTCGTAGGCACTGCTGAGCGGGTTGTCGTACAGTTGCCCCGGCAACGCCTGCACGCCGCTGACGATGGCGTCCTGCGCGCCTCTCGACATGCGGGTCGCGCCCGGGTCGTAGCCGGCACCGCGCGGTGCGCCCATCGCGTCGAGACCGCGCTGCGACGTGCCAGTCACGAGCTGGTTGCCAGTCCTGCCGAGGAGCTGGGCGATGTCCGCACCGGCGTCGAACGTGGGGCGGTAGTCGCCGCGCAGCGCAGGCCCACGCAGCTCTTGCGGCAGCATGTCTCCCAGCCGCTGGGCAGCGCCGAGGGCGAAGCGGCTGCCCGTGTCAGCCATCTCCGGCAGCGAGCGCACGCCCTCCACAATGCGGCGGCCCACCACGGGCGCGTCGCTGGCGATGTTGCGGCCGTACTGCGCAAGCAGCTCCGCGAGGGTCGGCTCCTTCTTGCGCGGCTTGACGGCCATCAGCGGTACTTGCTCGCAAGGTTCATCAGACCGCCACGATACATGCCCACCGGCGCATCGACAGGCGTGCCGTCGCGGCGAACACGAACGCCGTCGGGCCGGAGGTACGTATCGGTGGCGAGGTCGTAAGTGGCCCCCTTCGGCTGCTCTATGGTCGTCGTGGCGTAGTCCTCGGGGGTCTGTTCCATCGGATTGAACTGCTGCCCAATCGCGGAACCAAGGTGGCTCACCGGCACCGCATACTTCTCCATCAGCGAGCCTAGCGCCTCGATTGGTTTGGGACGTTGCCCCGCGAACAGCTTCGGCAGTACGTCACGCACGCCGGGGGCGTTGATCAAGCCCATCGCCGCGTTCGGTATGAGGGTCGTGGGCGAAAGAAACGCGCCGCCACCCGTTACGGTCAAACCGGCGGCGAGACGCTCCGACGAACCGGAGCTGGGAAAGGCATTGCCGAGGATGTTTTGTCCGGCCTCGGCGAGGCGCTGGCCCTCAACGTCGCCCTCAACGAAGCCGCGAGACCGAGCGCGCGTGTCGCCGGCCCGCTGGCGGTTCAAAATCTGCGCTGGGGAAAACTCGCCCGGCTTGGTGCCAGCCATGCGCGCGGCTTCTTGTGCCTGCGCGAGTATCGCGAAGCCCCGGTCGGTCTGGTTCATCATGTCAACCACCTCGGGCGGCGAATGCCGACGAGCTGCGGCGTCAAGGACATCTTGCATGTCGGCCACGCCGTCTGCCAGCTCTTGGTCGCCCCTCTTGGCAAACGAGCTCCTGCGCGTCTTCAGGAGGCTGGACAGTGATTTATAGTCGTCGCCGCCAATCGGGTTGGCGGTACGCCGCGCCAGTTGATCGTCGAGGAGCTTGTTCAAACGGCTTGCGTTGTCAGGCGAAAACGTGACGCCGTCGTTGATTTTCGCCTTCAGGTTGGCGATATCATCCAGCAGTTCTTGATCCGGGACAACCGCCATCTGTGCGCGAAGAGTGTCGTACTGCTTGTCAAAAGCGGCTCCCGCAGCCTTCATCCGCTCGTGCGGTTTCATGCCGTCTGGCAGCTTGAAGTTGATGTATTCGCCGGCCTTATTTAAGTAAGCCGTGCCAAAGTCGTTGAACGCACGCCTGCGGGCAGCGATACTAACATCGCCGCCGCCGATAAGCAGGCGAGATGCGGCTTCCTCCACCTGATCCGCACGACCGCCAAGCGTCTGCATTGGAGATAGGCGCACGCCGGCCTCACGCAGGATCTTGATGTCCTCGTCCGTATTTGGCTTGAGAACTCGTTTCACGACGGACGGGGCCGCAGACCCCATACCGGAAAAGATAGCGTTGGTGGCGGCCCCGGAAAGGCGCTCGCCTTCCGGTGCACCCGTAGCACCAGTGACGGCGCTGTAAATAAGATCAGCCAGCGGCTCGGCCTTGGCGGCGGACATGCCCACGGCCCGGAGGCCCAAGCCGCCCAAGCCGGCCATGGCTGCGCTGCCGAGGACGTCACCCGTGCCCGTCGCCCATGGCGACGCCTCACGGACGCCCTCGACGGTCCTGCCGATGTCCTCGTCGAGCATGGCGGGGATGCCCAGCGTCGTCGCGTTGACGACGCCGGTGGCCACGCCGCCGGGCGTCGAGAGCAGGCTCTCGTTGACGCCGCGCTCCACGGGCGTCAACGGACGCTCTAGCGGAGCCGCGCCGCCGAAACGGGCGCCGCTCTTTACGGCGTCGACTACCCTTTTGGCTTCTTCAGCAGATGCCCGACCGGGCATGTTGTACGTCTTCGCGGTGCTGTTGAAGAACGTCTGAAACTCCGTCGGGTCGAGGTCTTTCCCCTTGGTGTTGACGAAATCAATCAACGCCGCCTGAAACTCTTTCGGCACGGCAACAGTCGTGGTCTCGGCTCCGGCACCTGCGGTGCGTTCCGTTTTTTGCGGGGGTGTTTCGCTTTTTACCGGGGCAACCATGCCGATGGGCGTGAACCCCTGCTCAAGCAAAACCTTGTCCGCGTTAGGGCCGGCGGGTCCGGCTTCATTCCGCATGTTTGCGATGGCCAGAATGCGCTGCTGCCGTTTTTCCGCAATCTCTTCCGGGCTTGCATCGGCACTCGGGTAATAGATGCTATATTGATTTGAGAGTTCGAACGGCGCGATGACGGCGCCGCTCTCCTTGCGGAGCGACGCCATGAGAAAGTTTTTGATGAAATCACGGTTTCTCGTGCGCTCGCTCGTTGCCGCTTTCGCCGTCAAGCCCGGAGCAATTTCATACGCCGTTCTGCCAATGAGACTGTCTGGATCTTGCTTCAGCTTGTCCATGGATTGTTCGGACGAAAGCATGCGGGAGTAAAAGGAGGATGCCCTGCCCTGCCCTTCGCTTAGGGTGACGCCGGAGTTTTTGAGGGCTTCAAGCTCAATGCGCGCTTTCTCAAGGTCAAGCGCCGCCTTTTCTGCCTTGGACCGAGCCTCACGGATTTGATCCGCCGACGTGGCTGTTGCAACAGCGGCGTCAGCGCCCTTTTTTGCGGCATCAGCAGTGCGCGTAGCGACAGCGACGCCCGCCTCCGCGTCCTCGATCACCTTCTTTGAAACGGGAACTGGTTTGTCGGGGTAGCCCGCAAGAAACGATTGAACCATGTTTTGTCTCCGCCTTACGATGCAGGCTTGTATTTAGGCTTGGTCGGATCGCCACCAGCCACAATCATGCGCGAATTTATAGGCAAGAAATTAACCTGCCGGGGGTCCGTGAGGACGTAGTTTCCAAATTCATCCTGCTGCGGAAACTCCGGCGCGCCCCCCGTTCCGGGCCGCTGCTGGTAGCCGGGGCCGCCGGGGATAGGGTCATACTTCGGCGCGTTGCTCTTGCCTGCGGCGGCCATCAACCGCGCAACCGACAGTCGCGTGGTCACGTCCTGATTGGCGAGGCCCTGCGCACCCCTCAATTGCGCCAACTGCATCGCGTTCAGCGCCTCCGTGCGGCCCTCTTCACCAACACGTGTCGCCTTGGCCTGCTGTTGCAGGACGGGCATGACGTTGTTCAAGACGCCGCTGAAGCCGCGCACGGTGGTCGGCCGGGCCAGCGCCGCGCTGAGTTCGAACAACTGCTCGCTGGTCGAGGGGCCGACGCGGCGCTTCCGGGTCTCCTCCGCCACGCGGTCATAGAACGCACGTTGCTCGCGTGCCAGCCGCTGGCTCTCGGACATCGAGGCCCGCAGACCTGCAAGTTCGCTCGCGGGCAACGAGCCTTCAAGGCCGGCAAACATGCCAAGGGCGCCAGTCTCGGCGTCGTCGGTGCCCGTGAAATCTTCGTCCACTGTATTCTCCACTCACGTCGGAGGCGTACTCCGTAATAGCATTTTCCGCCGGGGTGCGGAAGGGTTACGGCCCGATGAGCTTTGACAGCACGCCACCCTTTTCCAGCGCGCCGCCGAGGCCCGCCAGCACGCTGCCGATCTGCGCGGCCGTGCTGGCCGGATACTGCTGCTGCACACCGGACGGCGAGATGCCCTGCTCCTGCGTGGCCGACGGGATGCCCGTCGCGACGCCCTTGAACGTGGCGAGCATCTTGTCGATCTGCTCCTGCGGGTAGCCTTCTTGGCGCAGGAAGTCCTGATACGCCACGTCGAGGCTCTTCTGGCCCTGCTGCTGCTGCTGTGCGCCCACGGAACCCAGCGCGCCTGCGCCGGTGAGGCCGAGGCCCTGCGCCTGCCCGGCGAGGCCCGACAGCGCGCCAGAGGCGGCCAGTTGCTGCCCCTGCTGCACGTTCGCGAGGTTGCCGGCCGTGCCGGCCAACTGACCCATGCGCGACAGGTCGGTGCCGGCCAGTCCTGCGGCCTGCGTGTAGCCGCTCTGGAGGGCCTCCGTCTGCCGTCCGAGGATGTCGGCGCTGGTGTCGCGCACGGCGCGTGCCGTGTCCGTCATCATGCCCGAGGGCGTGCTTGCGCCGCCACGGCCGCCGTAGCCGAGCTGACCGGCTTGGATGTAGCGGCCCTCGATCTGGGGCATGATGTTCTCGGTCAGGTTGCGCGTGCCGAGTTCGCCGATGCGGCTGACGACGGCGTCCGTGTACGGGTTCATGTACTGGCCGATGTTCGACACGGAGGACTGCCCCGCAGCGCCGAGGAAGGGCTGCGCGACTTCCAGTGCACCCGGCGCGGCTGCCGCGCCCTGCGCGGCCGTCGTGGCCTGCCCGAGGAGGGGCTGGTAGGCGTCGGCGGCGGTGCCGGTCTTCTGGAACGCCTCAAGCTGCGCCGGGGTGAAGCCGGCCACGCGCGGCATTGGCGCAGTCGTGAACGGCCGATTGGAGAGGGCCTTCTGCCCAGCCAAGATATCCTGCGCGTAGTTCGTGTAGAAGTCCGGCAGGACCGTCTGCTTCGTCATGTCCGTGAGGGCAGAACCCTGCGGAATGGCTGCGCCCTCGGTGAGGAAAGAGCTTACACTGGCCACTAGATACGTCCTCCGGTGAGATATGCTTCGGGCTTCTTGGCGTCGGAGCTGAAGCGCCCCTGTGACAGACGCTGCCCCTTGTGTTTGCGGATCTTGACGCGCAGGTCGTCGAGCTTCTGCGCGCCGGCCTTGCTCGACCCGTCGCCCAGCAGGGCCACGGTCTCGGCGTCGATGACGTACTCGCCGTCCGACAGCACGGCCGGGATGTCGTCACTGCGGCCCGTGCCGGGGCCGTTGACGGCGAAGGACGAGCGCGACGGACGGCCACCGCGCTTCGCCTCGAGCGAGCCGCCGTGGGCCATGCCAGTTGGCGGCTGGGGCACGTAGTTGAAGAAACTCTTCTCCGGGCGCTGGCCGTACGTCAGCCAGTCCTCGTCAGTTACCGGACGCGCGGCGAGGTTCGACGCGGTGCCGACGCCGCCGGGGATGTTCACGTCTGCGCCAGTAGGCAGCTTCGCCGAGAAGATCGGGTTGAGGCGACCCAGCCCGCCGGGCACGATGCCGGCCGCCGTGCCTTCGGGGCCACCACCGCCGCCGAGCAAGCCGATGGCGGACGAGGCGAGGCCCGCGAGACGCAGGTAGTCGGAGACGCCAAGTTTTTTTGGCGTATCTGCGGCAGTGCCGGGAGCGTTCAGCGCCTCTTGGCCCGTAAGGCCACCAAGCGCCGTCAGCGGAAGCGCCTCAAGCCCGGTGAGCGGTTTTTTGTTAGCCGTGACGACAATTTCGTTGGGATCGACGGCGGGCGTCTCGAGCGGCGCAAACGGCGTGATCGGGATAGGCGGCGCGATAGCAAAATCCGAAAACTTGCTGGCCGTAGGATTAAGCTCGGGCTGCTCTCTTGCGCCCGGATCAGTAGCCTGTTGGGCAACCGCAGGCTCGACGGTGAGGGGCGGCGGGTTAAACGCGGACAGCGTTGGCTCCACCAGTGAGCTGCCCGCGTTGATCAGGCCGCTGCCGATAGAAGACGCGGGATCAGTAAGCACGTTTGCACGAACTGTAATCGGCTGCTCATCACCTGCCCGCTGCTTGGCAGCCTCTTCGGCAGCAATCTGATCTGCCGCCAACTTCAACCCCAAGTTGCCGACGCCGCTCAACCCTGCCGCGAGCGACGGAAACGCATTCGAAGACGGTACACTGCCGGGAACCGTGATCAGCGGCGAGTCACCGGGCAAAGCGGCAAACGACGGTGGCGGCTCTTGAGCGGCAAGCGGTGTCTGCGTAGTCGCCGGCTGCGAGGGCAGCAGCGACTGGCCGAGGTTGGACAGTCCAGCCTGCACCACGGACGGGGCAACTTGCGAGAGAAGGCTGGGCGCGGCGTTCTTCAACGCGCTGACCAAGATTTCACCGGGTATCGCTTGGCTAAGGGCGCCACCAGCCCCTTGGGCAATGGCACCGCCAACACCTTGGGCAGCAGCTTCAGCGGCGGCGTTTTTTGCCGCTGTTCCGAATGGCTCAAGGCCCAGCGGGTTACTCGGGCCGGTGAAGCCTTTAAGCGCGCCAGCAGTCGCCCCCGAGATAGCCGCCGCGATGAGCGCATCTTTTGGGGTGTAACCCGATGTCAACTTAGTGACCCCGGTGGTCCCCGCAGCGGCAGCCGCAGCCGCAAGCGGGCCGGCGATAGGCGCAGCAAGAAGCCCCAGCGCGAGGGGGATGCCGTAATTGGCTATCGCCCCGGCCAACCCAGTGGGGCGCGGGTCATCCTTGCCAAAAAGCTCTTGGCCGGGGGTGAAACCGCCCTGCTCGTTGGCCGGAAACAACTGAAAGCCATACGGCAGCTTGCCGGACAGATCGACAAGGCCAGCCATCTCTTCGGGAGTGGTGGCGCTGCCGAGAACCTTTTCGCCGCGTCCGTCCGTCATGATGTACTTCTGGCCCGGCTGGAACACCACCGGAGCGGCATTCCGGTATTCCATTTCCCCCAATGCGTTTGGCGCGCCGACTTGGCCCGTGTCAAAACGGAACACCTGCCCGGTGCTGGCTGCTGGGTTCGTCGGATCGAAGCGGGCGCTGAAATCAGGCAGACCAAAGACGCCGGAGCTGCCCATTGGGCCGCCGCCCTGCGACGTGTCTGTCGAGGCTACCTCTACGCCTTTCGCTGCCTGCTGGGCGATGTAGCTGTTGAGGGCATCACTGTTTTGTGTGGAGAGAGCGTTTGCCTTTTGCTGCTGTTCCGTAAAAGCCTGCGCCGCGCGCTGGATCTCTTCTAGGTTGTACGCCGGCGGCGCTGTGTACGGGTCGACGGCAAAGGGCGGCGCTTCGTACGCAGGCGGCGGCGCAACGGCAAAAGACGGCAAACCTGCGCCGCCGTAACCGCCGCTGTACTCGTCAGCGTCAAACATGTCGCCGCCGTACATGTCGCCGCCGTACATGAAGTCGTCGAAGCGCATCAGCCCTGTCCCTGCAACATCGGGTATACGCGCATAGCCCACTCCCGCCAGTCAGTGAAACCAAAGGGGTCCGGCACGGTGCGCTGCGTAAACGGTGACGCGCGTACAAACCCTGCAGCCCACGACTGCCACTCGTTCTCGTCGGTGAGTTTACCGAAAGACCAAGCGTCGCCGACCGACAGCACTACACTATCCGCGTAGTCCAGTAAAGTCATGCCGCGCGGGTCTATCATCCGATTGTCGTCCCATCGCCCGGCTGGAGGTGCGCGAGGACGAGGCCCATCTGATAATCGCCGCCGACGCAGTTGCTTGTAAAGCGGAAGCGCAGCTCGCGCCGCTGCTCCTTGAAGTAGACGACCTGCTCCTGCGGCGTCTGCGGCGTCTCGACGAAGGTCTTCGCCGGGCCGTTGACCTCCGGCGCGCGGGCGTTGGCGCGCCCCCGCACCTCGACCGTCATGTCGCCGGACTGCACGAAGTCAGGCTCGAGCATCAGCACCTGTAGCGCCCTGCTCGTCTGGCTCATGACGGGCATCGAGATGTCGGCCGTCTCGAAGTACGACGGGATCGGGTTGACGAACAGGCCGTCGATCTCGTCCGTGCCGACCTCATGCACCCAGAACTTGTACGGGTTGTTGTATGTGACCGTGAACGTCGCAGCAGAGCCGGCACCGCCGGTGACGGCTGCCGGGTTCGCGGGGGTCGACGAGTACGAGCCTGCATTCGATATGCTGGCCGTCAGGATGGCGCCGGGTCCGCTGACGGTGTTGACGGTGATCTCCACCGGGATCAGGTACTGACCACCGACCAGCGTCAGCACGTTCCCGGCAACGTAACCCGTCCCGCCGGCGGTGATCGCAATCGCGGTGGCCTGCGCGTCCTGCGGCGCGACGCCAGTCATAAGCGGCTTGGGGAAGACAGCCGGGAACAGGCCTGCACCGCGCCCGAAGTTCGGCAGCGGCGTGTCGTACCACGTGTTCTCGCGGATGTTGTAGATGATGGCGTGGTCCGGCTCGATGCTGTCGCCCTTCGGGAAGCACCACCAGATTTCGCCGTAGCGGGGAACCTTCATCGCGAACACCTTCTGGCGCATCGCGTAGTTCAGATTGTCGAAGAAGAAGTTGAGGTTCAACGTGTTCGGTATCTCGCGCACGACGCCGTTGAACGACAGGAAGCGGTCGGTGCCGAGCCAGTAGAAGATGCCGTCGTACTCGATGACGGACTGCGCCGAGAGGATCGACGACTGCGCACTCAACGTGTCGAACTGAAACGTGGCGGTGCCACCGATGTAGGACATGCGGATCAGGCTGTCTGCCGACCACAGCAGGCCCGAGGGTGAGTTGCCCGGGCCACCGCGCAGCGGCATGCCGCGCACAATCTTCTGCCCCGTGACGTAGGCGTTGCCTGCGCCGGAGCCGACGTAGTCCGTGGGGTCTCCCGGCACGGACCACATGACGAAGCCGTCATTGCCGAAGGCGACGGTATATGGGTGCAGGGAGACGATACCGCCGGTGGCGCTGTACACCGCAGGCAGGCTCGTCACCTCGACGAGGGGCGCCGTACCGAACTCGTCGCCGGTGAAGAGCTGGCCGCCCGTGCTGTTGCAGATGCAGTCGAGGTTCGGCGCCACCTGCGCCACCAGTTGCAGGCCACCGCCGAGGGCCGTGTCCACGTCGAACTGCCACATGTTGCCGGCGTTCGCGACGAGCGTCGTCGGCGTCCGGTCGGAGATGACGCTCGTGTTGAAGCTGGCGTCGAGGTAGAAACGCTCCAGCAGGTTCGCCGATCCGCCGTGGATGTACGTCAGGCTGTCCTGCGTGTACTCGTGCAGCGTCCGCACCAGTCCGCGCAGGAACTTGTTGATCGAGCGGTAGCCGCCGATCTTACGCGGCAGGGCGCGCTGGAAGCGCACCCACTGCCCGTCGACGTACTGGTCGCCCTCAAACTTCGTACCGTCCCGCTTGATGCCGGGCAGCGACTTGATCTGGATAATGTTCTCGGCCATCGGATTGCCTTACGTGTACGAGAAACTGATTTCGCCACGGGCGCCCGTGCCGCCAGCCGCGCCGCCGTAGTCGAGACCGCCACCGCCGCCACCGCCGCCCGGTGGCAGACCCGGATCTGAGCCTGCGCCGCCACCGGAACCGCTTGCGCCGTCACCGCCGACGTTGCCGCCAGCAGTGTTCTGACCCGCGCTGCCCGAAGTGTTGGTCGTGCCGCCAGTGGCCGTGCCGCCAGCGCCGCCAGCAGATTGGCCGCCGCCGGAACCGCCACCGGCGTTTATGCTCACACTGCCGCCAGAGACCGTGCCCGAGACAGTTGAAGCGCCGCCCGCTATGCCCGCGCCGTTGGTGGACGCGCGCCCGGCGCCGCCCACGGCCACCGTAAAGATGAACGTGTTCCCGCCGGTAACGGCGATAGTCTGTACGGACCTTGACCCGCCCCCGCCACCGCCGCCAGCAGTGGTGCTGTTGTAGCCACCGCCCCCGCCAGCGCCGTCTACCGTGATGGCGCAGCTTGTGGCGCCGGAAGGCACCGTCTCAGTCACACCCGTACCCGTGGTGTAGGTGTTGGTGGACGGGGTGAAATTAGCGGTACCGTAGAAGTTTTGGATGCTGATCTGACCAAACGTAGGCACAGCCCCGTAAGTCCCGGTTGTACCGGGAGGCACCAGCCCGCCACCAGCGTAATACTCGTCCAGCCCAATGGGGTTAGCGCCCCCGAACTCGCCTTGAATGTCGTTGAGCGATAGCGGCCCGCTGGTGGGTAGAGCCATTACTTAGCCCCCCGCAGCTCGTCCAGTTCAGCCTTTAACTCCGCGATGGCGGCGAACGCCACGGCGACAAGTTTTTCGTAATCCACCGCCTTCGTGCCGTCCTCGCGGGTGCGAACGGCCAACGGGAACACCGCCTCTACGTCCTGCGCAATGACACCGAAGTCGCTCTTGCGGACAAAGTAACTATCCTCGCCGCCATGCTCGGCGATGTAGGCGTCCGTCCAATCAAAAGTCTTACCGCCGATGGCAGTCACCGCAGCGAGCGCGCCTTGGATGTCCGCGACATTTTCCTTCAAACGGGCATCCGACGAATAGAAAGCCGTGACATTGTTGGTCGCGCGGATTTCGCCCGCCGTACCGGACGGGCCGGTCCCAACGCCAAGGCTGTTAACTTGGTAGTTGTTGCCCGTGTTAAGCGCGTTCGCTGTAGTCGCTGTGGTGGCCGTCGTAGCCGACCCAGCCGTTGTAGCCGACCCTGCACTTGTAGCAAAGCCAGCCGTCGTAGCCGAGCCAGCCGTAGTAGCCGAGCCAGCCGTAGTAGCCGAATTGGCAGTTGCGGCGTTGCCGGAGATACTGATACCCCAAGTACCAGACGCTCCCGAGCCGCCACGTGAGGGGACATCAAGTGCAGTCTGCGCAGCGCCTGCCGTGGTCGCACCCGTGCCACCGTTGCCGATGGGGAGCGTGCCGCTGACCTGCGTCGTGAGCGAGACGCCCGAAAGCGCGCCGCCGAGAGTGAGCGTACCCGAGGTGGTCACGGATCCCGTCAGCGTAATGCCGTTGACGCTGCCCGCCGTGCCGACCGAGGTGACCGTGCCGGTGTTTGACGTAAAGCCGGACGGGTTGCTGGCGGCGTAGGCGCCAACGGTGCTGTAGTCGATAGTACGCACTGCGGACCCATTGAACGTCGAACCAACTGCCGCACCGCCAGCATTGCTGAAGGTCACAGCATTGGTAACAGACCCAGCCGTAGTGGCCGTAGTGGCCGAGGTGGCGGACCCGGCCGTGGTGGCCGAAGTGGCCGAGGTGGCCGTTGCGGCGTTGCCGGAGATACTGATACCCCAAGTGCCGGTGGCACCGGAGCCGCCCGTGGAAGGGACATCAAGCGAGCTGCGCGCACCCGAAGCGGTAGTTGCTGCCGTACCGCCGTTTGCGAGGGGGAGCGTACCGCTGACCTGCGTGGTCAGGCTGACACCGGACAGCGTGCCGCCGAGCGTGAGACTGCCGGTGGAGGTCACCGTACCCGTCAGCGTGATGCCGTTGACCGTTCCGGTGCCGCCAACACTCGTAACCGTGCCAGTACCTTTGCCGTTAAACGTCGCCCAGTCAGTGCTGGTCAGGTAGCCGTTAACGGAGGCCGTTGCCGCCGCCATGCTGATAACCGGCGTCGTCCCCCCGGTAGACGCGACCGGCGCGGTGCCGGTGACGCTGGTTACCGTGCCGCCCCCGGCTGTGGCAGTGATGGTGATCGTACCCGCGCCGTTGGCGATGCTGATACCGGAGCCGGCCGTCAACGTCGACTTGGCGAGAGTGCCGCCCGCCGTATTGCCGATAAGCAGTTGCCCATCAGTGTACGTGGTCTGACCTGTGCCGCCGTTGGCCACCGGAAGTGTACCGGAGACCTGCGAGCCAAGGGCAACACCAGACAGTGCGCCGCCGAGAGTGAGCGTACCCGAGGTGGTCACTGAGCCGGTGAGCGTGATGCCATTGACGCTGCCCGCCGTGGCGACAGAAGTGACGGTCCCTGTGTTCGACGTGAAACCCGACGGGTTGCTGGCAGCGTATGCACCGAGGGAGGTCAGGGCCGCGCCGGCCGTGGTCGCACCTGTACCGCCGTTGAGAATAGGCAGCGTCCCGCTGACTTGCGTGGTGAGGCTGACGCCGGAGAGCGCCCCACCGAGCGTGAGACTGCCGCTGCTGGTGACCGTGCCCGTCAACGTGATACCGTTGACCGTGCCAGTGCCACCGACGGAGGTGACAGTGCCGGTGCCGACCCCGGCGCCGATGGCCGCGCGGAACGTGGTCGCGTCCAGTGCCGACACGGTGTTGTCCGCGTTGAAACGCGGAAAGGTGACGGCGCTCGGGTCCGGGATGATGAAGACGTTCGCGCCGAGCGTCGTGCCGCCGAGGCTCGTCCGCGCGCCAGCAGCCGTCGTGGCAGCCGTGCCGCCCTGCGCCAGCGACAGGGGCGTCGTCAGCCCACTGAGCGAGGTGATGTCACTGTTGGCGCCGGAGGCCGCCGCGCCGATGGTGGTGCGGACGGACGCGCCCGTGGTGGCCGTGACGATGGGGTCGGCAAACGTCGTGATGCCGAGGTTGAGGCGTGCGGCGGATGCCGTCGTCGCGCCCGTACCGCCGTCCGCGATGGTGACCGGCAGCGTAAACACCGTCGGATCCGAGGCGAGAATTATGCTGGTGCCGTCGCAGTAGTATATGCCCTTGGCGCCCTGATTGATCAGCGTCGGAGATCCGCCGCTCGTTCTCACGGAAAAGGTGAACGCGCCGGTTGTGGCGTTGTTGATCCAATACTGTTGGATTGTGGCCGGCACGATGATCGTGCAGTTGCTCGTCAGTGCGCCGACAAACTTGTACGCGATGCGGTTGAGCTGCGAGCCGGAGAGCGTGACCGTGCCGCCCGTGACGGCAATAGACGTGTAATCGAACGCGAACACCGCCTCCTGCCCGAGGCCGATTGTGTACCAGTTTATGCCGTCGGTGATGACGCTGGCGCTGTCCCCGGGTCGAAGCACCAGTGTGGCGGCGCTGTTGATCGTCTCCGTGCCGGCCGGATCAACCGTCAGATCCCCACCGCCCTCGTTGCGGACGAAGATGAAGAAGTTGTTGCCGGCGGATGCGGCCGTCAGCATGTTCAGCGTGCCAGTGCCAGTGCCGGTCCACACGAACGCTTCAGATCGATTTGAAGTGGCAACAGAGATGCCGCTGGTCAAGAAAGTGGTGACGGGAAGCGACTGCGACAGCGTCGAGCCGGTGGCGGTCAGGCCGAAGCCGGCCAGCGCGGACGGCTGCACAGTTGCGGTCGAGGCGCCGTAGCGGAACACGCGCCACGTGCCGGCGGGGGTTGTGGTGGCCGCCAGATAGACCTGCCACTGCGTCCCGGCGGTGACCGTCGCCAGCGTGTTGCCGGCGAAGTCCTTCACGAAGAAGCTGAAGGTAACGTCGATGTTGTTGAACAGGATCGTCTGGCCAGCGCCGGTCAGCGTGGCATTGGGCAGGACGATGCTGAAGCCGGACGCCGTTGGGTCGACATCAATGATACGCGCGGCTGGGTCTTCGGTTCCCGAACTTTCGAGGGGCCACTCAAGCGGCGTGTCCACGCCGAGGGCAATCGACAGGTAGGACACATCCGAGGGATATATCGTGGTGCCACCGAAAACGGATGTGTAGCTCACTTATGCCTCCTTGCGGACTGATGCGCGGTCGAGGATCTTCGCCAGATCTTCACCGTTGAGCATTGCAGCGGCGCGGTCGTAATACTGCTGCCACGTGCCGATGCGCTCGTCGTTCTTCAGGAACGGGGTCGCCTCGAGCAACGCGCCATACAGCAGGAGCTGGGGAGCGTATTCTGTCAGCCAGTTCGTCTGAATGCTGTCGTCGAGCAGCGGGGGCAGCTCGTAATACAGCACCTCGAAGGGGTACGCCTGATCCGGCGTGGGGGCTATCAGCCAGTGCGAATAGTCGTAATCCGAGTAGAACAGCGGCGTCGCCGTCAGACTTTCGTTCGGCCAATACGAACGCAGATACTCGTAGACGCGCGTGAAGAGGGCGGTGCGGTTGGCATTGCTGGTGCCAGTGCCGATGTTGATGCTGACCGTGTCGCGCCAACGGTCGGGCTTCGCGTACACCGACTGGCCGGGAACCAAGGTGTCAGACACCACCGCGATGAAGCCTTGGATCTTCAGCTCGCGCGCAATGCGCCGCTCCGCCAGATTGATCAGGCGCGGGATCTGTTCATAGACGACCGGGTCCGAGGCATAGGTCGCGCCGCGCTCAAGATAGCGTTGCACGTCCTGCTTCAGCGTGTCAAAGGTCATCGTGGTAGCCATGGGCCGTCCTTATATCACTTTTGTGGTAATTGACTAGCCTCGCGCCACGCCTCGATAGTCAGCCGGTGCTTCTCCGCGCAGTCATTGCGCCGCTCAATCACGTCCTTTTCCCACAGCAGGCGCGCCGGGTCGAGAAATGGGTCGGGCGGGTTGTTCAGGCGCGGGCACGGGCTTGCCAAGTTTGCCGGCGGCCGCTTCAGCGTCTGGATTACCAATGCTTTCGAGGAGCACCCGAATAGCGTCAGCAGGAGGAGCGCAGCTAGGAGAAACGGCAGGCACCGTACGATAAATCTCGCGAACCGTATTGGTCCGCTCAACGGAACGTACATCGGCTTCAGCACGTCTTTCCTCATAGGCTGCGGACTTCGTGTCGAGGATGGTCTCCACTTTAGCACGTTGCTTTTCCGCCTTTTCCAAAGCCACCGCGTACGCCGCGTCGCACTGCCAATCGCGGACCTTATACCCGCCGAGGAAGCCGATGACCAGCATGCCGCCCATGATGTAGGGGGAGGGGATGCCGAACATCAGAGCCAAGCCGCGTATTTCTTGGTCTTCGCCTTGCGGTCGTCGAGGCCGTGCGTCCCGCCGTTGATGCGCTTCGTCAGCGCGAGGATCGCGACGTCGTTGATGCCTTGGTCGCAGATCGACCAGAGCTTGTTCTTGTCAAAAAACCACAGCGCGCTCTCGAAGCAGAGTTCACCGGCCACTAAGTCCGGGTTCGTCGTTACGTCCGGGCGGCTGACATAGTCGGCGAACGCCTGATAGTTCGACTTGCCCGTCAACTGGAGCGCGCCGCGACCACGGAACTTCCACCCGTCACCGGATGCCTCGTCGCCGTTGCCCATGCGGCTGGCATAGACGCGGTTGGCGATCCTCTGCGGCTGGCGCTCATACGCCTTGGCCAGAGCGTCCGTGCCGAAATACTTGCGGAAGATGCCGCGCAGGCCGGCCGCGCCGTAGTTCAGGTTCTCGCTGAACGCCGTAAAGCCGCCGCTCTCGTGCGCCGTCTGAGCAAAGAAGTGCGCGGCGCGGTCCGGCGACAACTTGTAGTAGGTCGCAGCGGCCTTCATCGTGCCGGGGCCGAATGCGCCGTCAGCCGTAACGCCGATTTTCCGTTGGAGATTTGCGAGGCTCACTTGTCGCGCCCCTTGTTCCACAGCTCGAACAGAGCCTTGATCTTCTCCTCGACCACGGCGAGGCGCACGTCCATCTTGGCGAGGATGATCACCAACGAGATGAACGCGAGGACGAGCGGCCAAAGCTGGCCGATCAACTCAACGGTGGAGAGGTCTCCGGCCATTTATGCCCCCGGGTTCCGCCAGTCGGGGAAGTCTGCCTCGTCGACCACGCCGTCGCCATTGGCGTCGTAGCGCAAGTCGTTGCGGTACTTCTCCCACGGTGCCATGCCGTCGTCATCTGCCGGCTCCGGCGCGTCGACTTCCGGCGGCGCGGGGGGCTTGGCGTCGCGAGCGTTGGCGTTGAGGCTCAGGCCGCCCAGCAGGCCGACGAACGCGCCGATGACCATGTTGAACGCCGGGCCGACGATCTCGAACACCTTGTCGCTGTCCACGATGTGGTTCGGCATGAACAGGCCGATGACTAGCGCGGCCACGACAACGAGGACGACGCAGGCCAGCGTCACCACGGCCATGCGGATCGTGAACTCGACGGTGTCCTCGATGCCGTCCTTCTGGCTCTCCATTTTATCCCAAAAGCTCATGTCAGTTTACCTTCAAAGCAATCGCGGACAGCAGCGCAATGATGCCACCGATACCGCCAATCATGATGGCCTCAAGGCGCTTGAAGCGCGCGATGGTTTCGCGCCAACGCTCGGCGCAGACCGCCTCGTGCGTCGTCAGGCGGATGTTCACGTCTTCGCTCATTTCAGGTTCCGCAGCTTGTAGATTGCCGAAAGATAGACGCCCGTCAGCGTGTCGATCAGGTTCGCCACGGCGCGGTTGCCCTGACAGATACCCTCGTGGTTCTCCTCGATCCACGCGGCGTCGGCCTCGAGCAGCTTCAGGACGTCGCCCTTCGGCGTCTCCGGTCCCGGGATGTTGCCGATCAGCTCGAACGCGCCCTGATACGCCTCCACGAGGTCGTCGATGGCGTCGATGACGTTGTCGTAGAAGACGCCCAGCGCCTTGTGCTTGGCGAAGCTGCCCGTGCCGGTAGCGCGCCAGTGTTCGAAGTGGGCGACGTTGCGGGCGTAGAAGACCCGGCTGATCAGTTGTTCAATCATCTTTCATCCTTCAGTAGAACAGCGCCGGCGGCGGGGGGATAAAGCACCGCCGGCCCTGCCACAGCCCAAGGGGAGCACTCCTCGGGTGTTCATGGCGCGAGGGGGGTGTCCGGTCGCGGAAACTGGAGAGCGATAACTTCCGGTTGCCGGGCCGGCAGCCGGTACGGGTCGTACTGGTCGATGTCGTCCTTGCAGACGCGCAGCCCCGGGTAGTTCGGATCCGGGTACAGATCGTCAAGGCTCATCTTGCGGCTGCACCGGCCGCAGATGCCGATGCCAAGCGTGCTGCGCCCCCGTGTGTCGAGAAAGACCGGCATGGGACTACCTCGTGTACGGCGAAATGTTGGGGGCGATCATCATCGGCGAGTTGTCGCGCTCCTCGGCCTGCGCGACGGCCAGCGCCTGCGCGGCCTTGCTGTCCAGCATCGGGATGATCTGCGGGTCGACCTCGATCATCTCCATCGCCATCTTGGCGGCCAGCATGGCCACGATTGCCTCATACCAGCGTTGCGGCACTTCCACCTCTTGCGACATGGTGCCGACATCCATGATGTGCCGCTGGATCCACGTGACGACCTGATAGACGGTGGCCTGCGCGTTCGGCACGGGCCACAGGTTCAGCACCGGCGACTGCGCCTGACGGTCGAGCCAGAACTGGAGGGGCCGGTTCGACTGGAACGTCTTGTTCGGCAGGTTGGTGTAATCGTCGCGGTTCATGCGCGCCATGGGGATCTCGGTCGGCGTGTTGCCGAGATATATCTGGCTGAAACCGAGCGTGCCGGTGATGGCCACGACGCGGAAGTATTGGGTGGCGACGCTGCTGTTCAGGTCGAACCACGTCCACTCGCCGGCGGCGGCCGTCTGGTCTTCGTTCTGAATGATGGTCCACGTCACGCCGTCAATGCTGCGCTGCAGCGATACCGGGACCGAGGGCGCCGTCCACCGGATGCCTACATTGCTGACTGCGGTGGCGGAGGAGGCGCTGCCGAAGTTCACCGTGCGGCTGGTCGAGGTGTCGGTGTTGGTGCCGGTCACCTCCTGCAAGGAACGCAGGTTGGTGTTGAGCAGGTCGACCGTGCCCGTGTAGGTCGTGATCGTCGGCGTGCCCTCGTACAGCGGGTAGATGCACTTCTGGATGCACCACAGCGGCACGCCCTGATTGGCGAGGTCCGACAGCAGCAGGTACAGCATGTCGTTGGCGATGCTGATCGTCTCGGCCGTGATCTGTTCTGCAGGCACACGGCAGCGACGCACGGCGTTGTCGATAACGCGCTGCGTCGTGAACACCGTCTGTGATACCGTGTTGGAATAAGCCATGTTATTGTGCTCGCTGTATCAGGGCAGCAGCTTGCCACGGCGGGCGAACATTTCTGGCGGTCGCAACATACCAAACAACAGCCACCGTGTAAACTCTACTCGAAGGGCATCGGTTGTCGCACAGACGTAGACAGAGGCATGTTTGCGCGGCCGGCGTTCGGCGGAGGTGGCATCGACGCCCGGGACGCGGAGGCGAAGGGCATGGCACCGCGCGCCGCGTTTGGCGCGGGCGGCATAGGCCCACGCGGACCCGGGGCGATGCTGTTGCCGTCGGGGCGCACGTCGTTCGGGTGGAACGGGTACAGGTAGGCGAAGAGACCGAAAAACGTGTTTACGTTGGTGAAGAGTGCCGGATCCACGAACTGCCGGTAGGTTAGCTGCGGCGTGTAGAACGTGTTCGTGTTGGTAAAGAGCGCCGGGGCAAGCGTGTACGTGGCGCTGACCGTGGCGCTGTAGAACGTGTTCGTATTGGTGTAGAGCGCCGGGGCGAGCGTCACCGCGCCGGGCGTGACCGTGGCGCTGTAGAACGTGTTCGTGTTGGTATAGAGCGCCGGCAACAGCGTGACCGCACCGGGTGTAACCGTCGGCGAATAGAACGTGTTCAGGTTGCCGTAGAGCGCCGGCAACAGTGTGTACGTGGCGGCGACTGTCGCCGCGTAGAACGTGTTCGTGTTGGTGTAGAGATCTGGCAGCAGCGTGTACGTGCTGCTGACCGTGGCGGCGTAGAACGTGTTCGTGTTGGCGGAGAGGTCCGGCAACAGCACATACGTGCTGCCGACCGTTGCCGAGTAGAACGTATTGGTGTTGGTGAAGAGATCAGGCGACAGATTGACAGCGCCCGCCGTGATCGTCGCCGTGTAGAACGTGTTCGTGTTGGTGAAGAGCGCTGGGGCGAGGTTCTGCGTTGCCGCTCCACCGGGCGCGAGGCCAACAGCGGGCTGCCCCGCCAGCGTGTAGTCGAGCGTTGCCGAAGACGGACTGAGCGCCTTGGCTTCGATATACGCTGCCGGTTGCCCCGCACCCGTAAAGTCAAGTGTTAGAACATCAGTCCGTGTTGGGAGCGGCATCTGACTGCTCCTGCATCATCGCGTCGTAACGCGCGGCCTCGGCCTGCACTTCCTCGTCCGTGGGGTCTGACTGAAACTTGAACGCCACGGTCTGACCGTTGATGGCCACGCGGATGCGCCACTTACCTGCGTCGTCCTGCTCACGGTCGATGATCTCGTACATGGTCAGACCTGTGTCGCTGTGAGGTTGCAGACGTAACCGGAGAACGATGAGCCTCCGAACGCGTGAGCGTAGATGTCCACCGCGCCGGCCTTCGTCGGTGTGAACGTGATGGTCACCGTCTCCCATGTGTTTGCCGCTGCCGTCATGTCACTGCTCACGCTTGTGGAGACGCCAGTGATCTGACCGCCGGGGCAGATCAGGCGCATGGTCAGGCCGGTGTTGCTGCGCTGCATACGGGCCGTGACGGTGACGGCGCTGCTGGCGGCGCAGACCACCGTACCCAGTTTGAGAAATACAGGTATAAGCGCGGAGGTGGTGCCTGAAGTCGGACGCATCCGCCACGACGTTGTCGCGGGGCTGTCCACGACTGCGGTCTGCTGGTTGACGGTGCCGATGCCGGATTGAAACACCCAACTGTTGTTGTCGGTGTCGTCGAGGCGGTTGACGTATACGAGGCCCGTTACGCCAAAGGAGGCAACCTCCGTAGCCTCGTTAATCGTGAAGTTGTTTAGGTACAGTTCGCTAATGGTAAAGGAAAATACGCCTTGATTGTGGCCAGTAGTGCTACCGCCATTAACAGAATTGTTGAAAGATTGTGACGCCGAAATTCCAGTCGAATTTATACCATTGGTTAGCGTTGCCGTTCCTACTGTGCAGTTATTGCAAGTACTAAAAGCTATATCGGCGTTTGAACCGCTTACGCCGTTGTTTCCTCCAACTACAGAGCCAACGGTTTGGTATTTGCCGCTGAGAAACGATAAGCCAACAGTAGCGTTGTTGGCGGCTAATTTTAATTCGGTAATAGATGAGCCTACCCCGCTTAGTCCTACACCACCAGCTCCATTGTTATTGGCCCACACCGACCCGAAGGTTACATTAGCGTCCCCTACGCCAGAAAAAAGGCCGTCAGACGTATTCGCGGTGCAATATATGGAATTTATGTTTACGGAGAAAAAACTTCCGGGGGTTGATAAGAACCCGAAGTTGTAGCGGCAGAAGTTCAGCCGATCTATAGACACAAACTGCCTAGCCGAGGTCGTATTCAGCCCGCGACCAAGACCGTTTTGCCCGTCAAGCCACGTCTGCCCTGTCTGAGTGGACATGTCCGTGCGGTTCCAACCGCCGCTGTAGGTAATGAGGTTGCCGCTGGTGCCACTGTCGTTAAGGATTGATATGTCGGCATTGGTGCCGTTGGCGATTGTAGTCTTGGTCGTCTCACGCTTGTAGGTCGTCACCGTCTCCGTGACGCCATTATAGCCTCGGATGCCGGTGGATTGACTAGTATTACCATTGGCGTTTGCCAGCATGATGACATCGTTGTTGATGCTCTGGATGGCGTACCACGCCTCGTCACCCGTGCCGTCGCTCTTGGATATCAGCGAATTGAGCGTCACGCTATCGGCGGATGACGCGGCTTTGCAGGCAATGATGTTGTCAAGAATAATTGTCTGCTGGCCGAGATCGGTAACAACGTAGAACGCCACGGAGCGGATAGCGGCGTTTAAGTTGGTGCCAAGGTTAACGGTGACCGGCACCCATACAGCGGTCGCGCCAAGTGCAGGAATGTCGCACTGATGCACCACCGTGTCGCCAATGGTGTCGGTGCAGAGCGCCACATATGTTTGGCCTGCGGCACCTACAATCCCTGTTCTAAGGTATATCCAAAACGTCACTTGTTGGTAGGCAGAAAGGTCGAGCGTTGCAGGCAGTGTGTAGTACGCCGCCTTGCCAGTTGTGAACGCAGGTTGAAGGTTAAACAGGGGCGCGCCGTTGCCCTCTTTCCAAGTTATCGCTCCCGTTATACTGACGTTAGCACTTGCCACCCAACCACCCTTCTGGCCACCCCCACCGCACAGGGCGATGTTCTGCACCAGCGGCGAGGCCGTCTTGACGACTAAATTGTTGGCTTTGGTAATGTTTCCCGTCGCACTGCCAACACTGCTGCCGGTGGTATTGCTGCCGTTGATCTGCACAATACTAAAGTTCTGGACACTTGAGACGGCGCTGACCTTCCACACGCCGTTGGCGTTGGCGTTGGAGTTACCTGTAACTATCACATAGTCATTAACCGCAAGACCATGATCGGAGATCGTTTGTATAGCGATTGGCGTCGCGTTGGTGGACGACTGAATGCTTACGGCATTAGGACGCCCGCCACCCGTCCACGTTGCGCTGCCGATGCTCGTTGGATCGGGCGAGGCCATGATCCTAATGGTATCACCCGGCGCGATGCGCGCAGCCGTAGCGCCTGACGTGATCGTCTTCCACCGCAAGGCAAAAGTCGTGCCGTTGTTGGCGTCGTTGCCGCCGTCAAAGTCGAGGTAGAATGTGGCCACGGAATGTGCGCCCCCTCAGTTACAGCGCGAAAATGCCCGATGCGTTCCACGTGATCGAGATGTCGCCGCCGTTTGGTGTCACTGGCAGGCCGGTGACCGACGTGTCGATGTACGCCACCAGAGGCGAGGTGCCTGCGGTGCCGGTGTCGACGTACAGCACAAGCGCCTCAACCGACGCGCCGGTGACCGCCGTGAAGGTGACATTGCCGCCGTCGAACACGCCGTTGGTGAACGTCTTGCTCCCGATGGTCTGCGGCGTGCCCACGACGGCCGACGAGACCGAAGTGTAGAACTGGTCCGCCGAGTTGTAGGTGTAGACACCAGTGTCCACGAGCGCCACCTTAACGGTGCCCGCCGACAGGTTGTTGTTTGCGGTGAACTGGAGCAGTTGCTCCTTCCACTTTGGGAATAAGGCATTTGCCATGTCGAGTTTCCTTTACGTGTTGCGGGTCAGCAGCTCTTGCCGCCCTTCGGCATAGCGGCAAGGCCACCGCCCTTCTTCGCCATCGCGCCGCCTTTGGCGCGCGGGGTCGTGCGCAGCACGGCGGCACGGTCAGCGGCGTCCATGAGCGACATGCGGTTGCCGCTGTCCACACTGGCACCGATCAGCGGCAGACGCGGGGCCACTGGCACGCGCTTCTTCACCTGACGCATCTCGCGCTCGGACATGGCACCTGCGCCCGGGGCGCGGCGCATCATCTCGCGCATCTCTTTGGCTTCCATCTCGGACATGCGGTTGCCGCTGGCCACGCTGTCGCCGATGGGTGGCATGCGGTTGACGCGGCCGCCGTCAGCCTTCTTCATCGGGGCGCCAGCCTTGCGGGCCTCGCTCATGGCGATGGCCGTGGCCTGCTTCGGGTTGGTCACCGTCGGGCCGCTCTTGCTGCCGCTGTGCAGCTTGCCTGCCTTGAACTCGCCCATCACTTTACCGACCTTGGCGGCGCCCTTGACGCTGCCGCCCTTGGCGTAGCAGGAGCCGCCGTCCATGTACTTCATCTTGGTGCTGTCTTTGTAGCCGTCCATGTCACTTACCTTTCTTGCGGGCCGCAGCCAAGTTATCGACGAGATTTGGATAAGGACGGCCCGCCGCAGCCGCACGTGCCTTAGCAGATTTCTTGCGCTTCACCGATAGACTTTTCGGCTTGCCGAGATCCTCCGGTCGTTTCTTGTCCCACACGGGCTTCACGGCAAAGTCGCTCATGTCAGCAGTCCCACTTGCGCAGCGCCAGCGCCTTGCGCGTCGGCCGGCCCTTCTCGTCCTTCATCGGCCCCTCCATGCCGCCCATCCGGGCGCAAAACGAGCTGCGCCGGGCGGCCGCCTTGGGCGACTTCTTGGCCTGCTTGGCGCTGACGGGCGGCTTGATGTCCTGCCCCTGCGCCTTCAGCGACGCGCGACCCTTGGCGTTGAGACCGCCCTCGGGGTTCTGACCCTCCTTGCGGGTCCACGCGCCGGCGGTGGCGAGGCCACCCTCCTTGAACTGCCGGCGGACGCCGAGGCTGACGTTGGCGCCGCGCGCCGGGTCGTAGCCGCCGGACACGGACACCGGGCCGTCCTCGTAGCGCATCTCGCCACCGAAACCTGCGCCGGGTTCATAGCCGCCCGACACGGACACCGGGCCGCGCTGGTAGCGCGCCTGAAGCATCCGCAGCTTCATCTCATTGTCGAGGGCGGCGTTCACGTCGACATTGCCGCCGGCCATGGGCATGCCCGCGCTGCCCTGCATTCCCTGAAAACCGCCGCGAGGCCCCATCTGCGCCTGCACGCCGACGTTGGCCGGACCCACCTGCGCCTGCATGCCGCCCTGCATACCCGCAAAACGTGCCGCCATCGGCTGCTGGGCACCCATGGGAGGCGCGCCGAAGGGTGCGCCGGGGTTCGGTGCCCCGGCAGGCATCTGCTGCGCCATGGGGCCAGCCTGACCGCGCACGGGAGGCTGTTGCTGGTTCGGTGGCGGCCCGAGGGGGCTGACGCGCTGCGGCAAGCCGAGGGCGTCGTCGATCTGACGCTTGGCTCGCGCTATCCGGCTGTCGTAGGTGTTGTCCATTATGCCCACACGCGATGGGGAACTGTTGGCTCGACGCTCAACGGTGTCAACTCGGCAAGCTGCTCGTCGTCAAAAGTGCCGCGCAGATTGGTATGCCAGCCGGGGTAGTCCACCACGATAGGCTCGTCGGCCTTGTCGTAGCCCGTCACGCGGCTGAATGGCCCGATGTGATCCAGCGAGACGCCAGACACCGGGTTGCCTTCATCGTCAATGACACCCGCAGCCAGCAGCGCGGCAGTCATCTTGGCTTCGGTGGCTGTCATGAGATACAGGTCGATCATGCGGTGAGTGCCTGTAGCTGCGCGTTGGTGAGGCGGGAGGGGTAGTAGGTAAGGGTGCGGATGTAGCCCGTGAAGACATTTGAGCCACTGACGTTCTGGCTGCCAATACTCATCCGGTCGGGGGATGGCAGAGTGCCTGATGTGTCGGTAAGTACCGTGCCGCCGTTCGCGCATCCGGCAAAATCGTTTGTCCGGTAGGCATATGCAATCTTGCGGACGTTGGCGTTTCCAAGGGTCATTGCATCTTGGAACGACACCTGAGAGACACCGAGAACAGAAGTACCCTCGTTCCAACCGGGGCCGTAGCCCGCAGACAAAATTAGCTGGTGGTTAGAGGTAGACGCCGCCGAACTGTCGATCTCATACACGAATGGAAATGCGCTACCGCCCGTCGAACTGACGCCATTCGTGATTGCAACAAACTGCGGGATAATCGTCCCCTCGCTCTGGTTGTACCAGCTTGAGAAGTTCGTACCCGTCATCGACGCGATGTCAGCCGCGCGTGTGACCGTGGAGGCTACGGTGGGGATGTAGCTGGTGGCGAACGCACCGGTTTCTGATTGAGCGCCCCACAACAAAATTGTGGCGCTGGACGCAAAGGCCTCAAGACGCGCCGAAGAAATGCTGGAAACAATGGCAAAGCGCAGACCAGTCGCCGCTGCGTTGGTTGTTGTCATTACGCAACGATACCAACCGTTATTAAAAGCGGTAATCGATGCAGTCGTTCCGGTCCCAAAGGCGGCGCTCGTTGCAGCACTTAGATTAAAGTTTGCGTATGGATCGGCAGTGCCACCCACAGCTATCTGAAAAAAGTTTCCTGTCCCAGCTTTGACAAATACAGATATGGTCTTAGCACCTACGGCATCAGAAGCGTTCAGCGAATGCGTGTTTACTGTGCCGTCTGCCGTAATGGTGTCTGCGTTTGCCGTGCCGTCAGGCGAGGTCGTAGTGTTGGCAGTTACAGTGACAAAGATGTTTTGCCACGACGGCGCGTTGTTAAACTGATCGCTGTACAGCACCAAGTTGACCCGCTGCTCCTCGATCAGCAGGCCGTTGGGCGCAAGTGTGACGGGGTTGTAGTCGAAGCGCGGGCCGTAGTAGGCCGTGCTGGTCGGTGCCGCGCCGGGGTTGTAGACGTAAGGGTCGACGCTGGCAGAGTTGGAAAGCTGCGCGCCCCAGAGGAACAGGCCGGACGTACCGTTGCCCGTGTAGCTAATGGTCACGCCTGTGCTGACTAAGTTAAAGTCGACAAAGATAGACGTATTAGCGCCACCGAGTATCAATGTGTAACTGCAACGATACCATCCGTTGCCAGCGTCTTGAATTGTTGCCGATCCTCCGGAAGCACCGCCAGAGCCGGCATTTGCGCTTACAACAGTTCCCGCTGATAAATCAAATACCGCGTTGCCTTGCCTTACGAATGTAGGCGACTCAGCCACACCAACATAAACCCTCGTCCGCTCTGCGGCCTTGGCGAAGAATGAAACCGTGTACGAGCCTGTGTTAGTCGTGCTTGCAGCAGTCCCATAAAAACGGTGTTGACCGGTGCTGCTGTCCTCTACAAGTTTGTCTGCGGTGGTTGAGCCATTGGGTGCCGCAGTGGCGTCCGGACTGATAGTCGCGCCTGCCTTTGTCCAGTAGGCGTTATTAAACTCCTCCGTGAAGCCGAACAGATTGGGTGGGCTGGTGCTGTTATACGTCGAGGGCAGCGTCTGGTAGGTGACTTGCTCAAGCTGCGCGCCCCAAGCAAGAACGCCATCGGTGCCGTTGCCTGCCCAGTTAAACTGATTGTCGGCACTTTGCGCATAAACATCACCACCGAAGGAAGCGGTGCTGCCAGCAGCGCGCAGCGCAGAGCAGCGAAACCAACCATTGCCGACACTCTCAATAGCGGTGTTAAGCATTCCAGTGGTGGTGGCGATTGCACCCGTCAAAACATTAAAAAAAGCAACCCCGCCGCCCGCCGCGTTCCCAAAGCTCAAACGAATAAAGTTGTACCCATCTGCCTTTGCGTAAACCGAAAAAACGTAAAGGTTGCCAGCCGAGACCGTTCCAACCCCTGCGGAAGCTTGATGCCCTCCGATTGTCGTATTAGGTATCAACTTGTCGGCGGTAGCTGTGCCGTTAGGCGCAACAGATGTATTAGCACTAACGCTAAGGTTGTTTTTACCCCAACTCGCGTTATCAAACGCCTCGCTGTTCGTCACCAGATTATTCGGCGCGTAGGTCACCCGCCCGGTGCTATCGACCAGCGTGGCGTTCGTCGTGCGGCTGAACGTAACGCGCGGGTCGAGGGTGTTGCTGGTCAGGAAGTCCAGCGACAGCGACGAGCCGTCTCCCGTGATGAGACCGGACGCGCCGCCCCACAGGCCCGGTACGCCCTTGTACAGGCCGACGCCGAGCGCGAGGCCGGATACGCCGCTGTAGAGGCCTGTGCTCACCCCTACGCCCTGTTATCGCCGGACTGGATGACGGTGAGGGTCGCGGTGCCCGTGCCGCTGGTGATCAACAGCCGGACGGCCGCCGGCACGTATGCGTAGTTGCCCTGCCGGTTGATAGTCTGTGCGACCATGTTCGGGTCAGGGTGGCTGAACCACGTCGGGTTCGCGATATCCCACATGCTGTCGAGGGTCTGCTGCACCGTCCACGTCACGCTGCCGCTGACGACCACCTGAAGGGACACGTCCGGCCTGCCGTGGATGTCGAGAACCAGCGGCAAGGCCACACCAGCGGTGCCGAAGCCGACGCGAATTGTGCCGACCGTGCCGCCACCGGCCACCGAGACGTCCGTGACGGTCTTGAAGTACCGCGTGGTCGAGATCGTGGTGGTGTTGGGGCCGGTGACTGTCTCAGTCATCGCCACGCCCGAAGAGTTGGTTCCGGTAACCACGTAAGTGCGCGTGCTGTCGTTGCCCGTGGATGTCACGGTGACAAGGTACGCGGCGTTGAAGACGGCGACGCCTGCAACGACGTTCGCGCCGTTGAGGGTCAGTGCTCCGGCAGTGCCCCTCGTTTGGTCAAGGCACACGGCGTTATTCACGGCCGCGCTTAACTGGAGACTTTCGATAATCTGACGCATCTCATGTTCCTCGGTAATCGGGGACTGCCCGAGGACAGTCCCCTCTTATACCACCGCTCGCGCGGATAGTCATCAGTCCTGTGCGGTTGTCTGCACGTACTGGATGGTGACACGCACCTGCCCAGCCGTGGGCTGACCCACAGAAGTGACGGTGCCAAACAACGTCACGTTCGTGCCGATGTTGGCCATCGCAGTGCACTGCGCGGCCGTGTGGCTGGTCGTGTTGCGACCGCCCGTCTTGGCGTTGACACTGGTGACGTACTGCGTTCCCGCAGCAGCCGTGCCGACGGTCAGCGTCGCCGAGGTGGCGCTGTTGTACGGCACGAGCGTGTCGGCGTAGATCTCCACGATCTGCGAACTTGCAGGCATGATGATCGAACCGGTCTGCACCAGCGTGGCGTCGAAGGTGACCAAGAACGTCTGCGACAGGATAACCTGTCCGATGTTCGGGCCGCCGTCGGCGCCGGCAGGCTTGTCGCCCGACTGGAGCGGGCCGCTCCATGTAGTCTGAGACATCTGTTTTCTCCTTCAGAGAAGAGAGGGGGGCCGAAGCCCCCCGCTCAGGTTAGATGCCCGGCGTACCGTACACGCCGCGCGGATCGGTCCAACCGAACGCGTAACGCTCGGTGGCCTTGTAGCGCATGCTGTCGGTTTCGAAGTCGCCTTCCATTGACTTCTCAAGGCCGCGACGCATCGCGAGCTTGAGACCCTCGGGCGCATCGGTCTGTACCCACCATGCGGTGGTCGAGGTGATACGCGAGAGGTTGGCCTGACCGCCGTCCAAAAGACCCATGCTTTTCACAGGGTTAATGTCGTTGTTTGCGGTACCGGCACGCAGAACAGACTTGAGGAGAACCTCACCCTGAAATACGTTCGAAGGGCCAAGAACCAGCTTCTTCGGCGTCAAGCGAATGCGCTTGCCGTTGTTGTCCACCGCGTTGCGGATCTGGACGAGAAGCTGCTCCAGCGAGGTCTGCGACAGGTTTGCGGCCGTCGAGAGCTTGTTGGAGAATGTGCCGTTGGCAATCGGGTGATTGGTGGCCACCAGCTCAACGCCGTCGCCGCCAGCATAAGCTGCCGTGAACGAACGGTTGAGGATGTTGGCGCCAAGGGTTTCCTTGGTTTCAATCAGCGACTGGGCGAGGTGACGTGCATAGGTCTGACCGATGCGGATGTGATCACCATCTTCGACAAGAACCTTGGTCAGGGCGAATGCCAGACCGTAGACCTTGTACAGGTAGCGCTGAATGAACAGGACGCCGCCCGACTGGTAGGTGACCGGCATGCCATCTGGCAGTTCCGGTGCAGCGCCGAACCCGTACAGGACAGGCTCTTCATGGTAGTTCCGGGGGATACCCTTGAACTCCTTGAATACCTGCGCCCACTCATCGGCACGCTGGTCGTAGATACCGTTGAACTCTTCATTAAGAATAGGCTCAACGATGGAGCGGAAGTCTGTACTCCGCATTGGATTAGCCATTGTTCAAGCCCTCCTTAGTAAGCGGCGATGTTGGCAGTGTTCTGGTGCTCAGAAATCTGAACCAGAGCATTGACATACGTGTCGCCGAAGTTGTTGTCCGGACCGGGGACGATACCAATCAGGCGGAGGCCTGCGTTGGTGGCGGAAGATGCGACGTTCAGCGACTGCGACGACAGACCGGTGGTCGTGTTGCCGGCAGCGGCCGAGAAGTCGTACTGCTTGCCGACATCGGCAACAGCCAGAGCAGCGTTGCTCTGGATCTGGTACGTGATCGTCTGGTCGATGGTCACATACGTGACGATCTCAGTAGCCACGGTGCCCGTGGTCCACTTGTTGGAGATGCGGCGACGCTGGTCGCTGTCGGTCCATTCGACGCCCTGAAAGGTGCCGATGAACGCATCGCCAGCGGCGGCGACGACGATGGTTCCATCCGTCGGGTCGACTTTGACCGGCTGGTTCTGGAAGATGTTCGCGGCGTATCCCGAGGTGCAAGTCATCGCGAACGGGCGAACGGTGCCCGACGGATGGTTTACTGGGATAAGGCCGTAGGGGGATGCAGTGCTTGGCATGTCCTATTTCCTTAAAAAGTTTATTGCGAGGTGCCTTAGCTGAAAGCTGCCAGCCTCGGCGCGGCTTGACGAAAATCATCCATACCGTCCCCTTCAATGAGCCGACTGCCGGACTGCTCGGCCTGCGCGCGGATGCTATCCGCAACTTCGGCGAGCTTATCCTCTTCACGCAACGGAGCGTCGTAGTGAGCTTCCTTCATGAACCTCTGATAGAGGCTCTCGGGCAGCTTAAACGCGAGCATCTCGTTGACCGCGATCATACCGACGTATTCGCCGGTCTTGACCGAGGCATGAGCCATCCCGGGAACTTCTTCTGCCTTAACCGGCTCGTAACCGAGCTGGATGCGGCGATGAATTGGATCGCGCGGGTTGGTCGTGGTGAGCCAGCACACATGATATCCGGGTAGATCCGGTAGATCAGGAAGTGCGTCGTTAAATAGTTGAGCCCGGAACATCTCAAGTCGTTCGTCATCGCTGACCTCGCGGCTTTCGGTGACCTGCCGGTCATCCATTCCACGAGAGCGCCGAGCAACACCCGGTTCCTTCTTCAAGCGGTCGTCCATACGATCATCATTCATGTTGGCATACTCCTTTAGTTAGCCGAACCGTTTTTGTCGTAGGCCTGATACGCCTTGAGCATTTGGTTGCGACGTGAAACGTCGTCCCATATGCCCGCCTCGATCATAGCCTGCTTACGTTCGGGTGTCACGTAGATTTCTTTGCGGGTGGAAGTCGGTGCGTGTTCGCGCGTCTGGCCCTGCGGAGGGGCCTTGCGGCGCGGCGCGCCGGCAGCCGGCGCCTCGTCCGCAGAACCACCCACGCGGGACGCCACGCGGCGCGTCAGCTCTTCCCAATAGCTCCGCGTCGTCGGGTCGTACCCGGCCGCCGTGAGGCTGTTGTCAATCGCCTTGGTGACGGCGCTGTCCTCGTCGCGGCCCGATGGATCGTACCACGGGTTGGCCGAGAGCCACTCCTTGGCGTAGTTCACCGTGCGCGGATCTGGACCCGGGTTGGCGTGCTGCTGGCGGGCCTGCTCGACCTGCTGCTTCTGCTGCCAGAGCAGCGCCGCCTCGCGCTGCGCCTCGTCGCGCAGACGCATGGCCGTGGCCACGTCGTCACCGTTGCCGGCCTCGACGGCGCGGGCGATGATGCCCTCGGCCTGCCGCACTTCCTGCTGCACCTGCTGGAACCGCTGGTCGATGGCGCTGACGTTGCTGGCCAGCGTGTTGCCCTCGATGGCGGCCACGCGTCGCGCCAGTTCACCGTTCTGCTGGCGCAGCATCTCCAGTTCGCGCTGCGCGCTTTCCTTGGCGCGCTTCTGGATTTCGCGACGCTTGACGCGACGCTTGCGGCTCTGGCTCTCGACCTCGTCGTCAGTGTCGTCCTGACTGGCCGCGAGGCGTTCATCGTCGCCGTCATCATCATCCTCGGCGTCGTCTGCCTCGGCCTCGACGGGCACCTCAACGGGCGGCGTGCCCTCGATGATCTCGAACTCGTCTTCAGTTTCTGGTGTGTCAGCCATGACCGGCTCCTTTCAGCCTTATAGCGGCGGTTGCCGCTAGATCGTTAAACAAACGCCTTCACCGTCAGCGGATCGCCCGGCACTGCGCCGAGCAAGTCGAGATCGTTGAACAGCACGAACAGCACTTCGTCTTCGTTGTTTGGACCGTGCTTAACTGTCCACTTGTCGCCGCCGTATTTTGGCGTGCGAACGAAGTCACCCGGCGCGGCCCACGAACCTTCGGGCCACGCTTCCTGCGTGTTGCGGTTTTTAAACGCGAGGCTGCCCACGGCGATGACCTTGGCCACCTGCGTGTTCCACTGCTCGGTGTCCCGAGCGTCCTGCGTCAGGATGATGCCGCCGGCCGTCTTGCGCTTGGCAGAGCGGATCTGCACCAGCA